TAATTGTGCTTTTAATTTTTCTTGTAAATCTTTATCTGAAACAGCTTTATCAATTGTATTGAATAATATTTTAGCTAATGGTGCGACAGCACCTAACATTTGAATCATTATCTAACTCCAATAAATTTTTGTCCTTTAACTTGTATTTTGCTAACACCTTGAATACTTGTTTTACCACCACGTCTATAAGGACAACTCATCCCACCTTGTTTCAATCCTTGAGAGTTTGGTCCTATTTCTGGTGGTGGGCCGAAACTTTTACCGCCGGATAATCCACCACCCATTTTTTTTTCAACATTTTTAATTACACCTTTATTTTTGGAAGCATAAAAAACTTTTTCAGCATCAGAACCATATTGTTCTTTCATTGATTTCAAAATTTTTTTACCTTTTTTATTTAATGGCATAATTACATGTGGATGAATTACTTCATCGCTCTCCCTTTAGCGTCTTTACCTTTTTTTTTTAAAGCTTTTCCAGCTTTATCTTTCATCATACTTTTTTTTGACTTTTTCATTTTTGTTTCCTTGTTAGGTTTGCTTGAAGTTTAGCTGCTTCTAAATTTAATTTAGCTTTGTCAGCCTCTTCTTTGTTCTCCAACTTCATTTTTTCAAGTTCCATCTTTTCATCAAACCTTAAATCTTCATTTTGTTGGACAAAAGCAGTCTCCTGAGATTTTTGTTGGATCTCTAATGCTTTAATATCTAATTCTCTTTGTTTTAGCAACACTAGGGGATCTTTTCTAGAAGCAACATATGCTTCTTCTATTTGAACAGCTTGTTCAGTTAGTTGTGCTTCTGTTTGAGCAATCAATGCCTCCACTTGCAGAGCAAATTCTTGTGGATTTTGACCTTGCATCGCAACCATTTGAGCATTTTGTGATACTTGCATATTAACAATTGCTCTTGCCTTGTAAGAAATGTGTTCTGTGATGTGTCTTTGTAAAATTGTGTACACTGCAGGGTTTATTTGCACCATTCTTGTTCGCATAAATGCCATGTGCACTGCAATATGAGCATCGTGATCTTGTCCTTGGAATGCCCTGAGGTTTTTTAAGTCCATTGAACGCATATTCTCTTGTGCAGGGTCCATTGGAGCTTGAATATAGTCCTCTGGTATTAAAATTTGATCAATATTTTTAGTTCCAAGTGAATCATAAATACGTCTGTAGACCTCATGCATGTTATGTATTGCTGGATTTGTCTGAGCAATCTGTAATTGAGTCTGTGCAAGCGTTACTCTTTGTGACATTGAGAAAATATTTGGATCTGCGATTGGTAAAATATCAACTCTGTCATCAAAATCTGCTGCTTTAATAGTTCTTTCACCACCATAAACGTCATAAGGATATTCTGGAGGTAAATAATCAGCAAAAATTCTTGCTAATAACTTAAATTCTTTTCTCATAGCGTTGTAACATCGCTTTTGTACAGCCGACATTACTCTTGAACCTCTTTCAAGTAGTGCAATAGTCGTGCCAACAGGGGCTTGTTGGTTCATATCCCCTATTTGAGGGTCGCTGATCGCTGCAAAACGTTGTCCAGCTTCAACACAAAAGCCCATTAATTGAAATAAAGTTGGACTTGGTTCTTTAAAAGGTAAAATTTGGAACTGATCACGTATATTCCCACCAGGTGCATCTACATCTCTAAACTCTCCTGGTGTAAAAGGTTGGTCATCATCCCTTACTCGCATTCCTCTAGACTTAAATCCAGCAGGTAAATTAGCTAAAGTACCAGCATCTAGTAATTGTCTTAATGCATTTGTAGCAGCTTTAGTCAAACCACCAATCATATGAACTAAACCAAAGCCATAAAAACCTAGTCCTGGTAAAAATTTGTATTGTACAAAATATTCAATTCTTTTTATTGTCTTATCTCCTTGTCTATAATTTCTGTAAATTGATAAAACCTCTCCACTTACTTCATCAACAGTCACAATATAAGGAACTTTTACTTTTTTTTCTGTTTTGTTATCATCAAATTGATATTGATCTAAATCTAAATCAACATGCATTTCTAAAATTCTAAATAATTTATCTTTACCGTAACTCGGCTTCGCACCCGATAATTCAGAATATTTTTTATTAATTTTATTTTGTGGGTTATCATTCGGTTGTAAGTCTACATCTCTGTAAAAACCAGATGTTTGACGTTTAATTAATTCATTTTCAGTTAAATTTAATATATGGGTAATACGTTCTGCTTCCATTAAGTCATTAGCAAAATAAGGAACTACTAAATCCTCGGCTCTAATAAACTTAGCAACTGCCCTTTCATTAATTGCATCGTAATAAACTTTTTTAAATGCAGATCCTGCAAGTGGTAAATGGTAAAGTAATGCATCAAAATCTGTAACGTATTCTTCCATTCTTTCCATTAATTCAAAATTCATAAAATCTTTCACTCGTTGTGCTTGTTGAACTCGAATAGGATCTTCAACACCAACTATTTGAGTTCGCACTGGTCCCTCAGATGGAAGTAATTCTTTAAACGCTTGTGCTTGAAATTGTGTAACAGCTTCAGATAATAACGGATGCGTGACGGTCGATGCTCCTTGAAAGGGTTTTGTTACAGCTGTGTAATTTGTAGTTAGAAATTCTAAACCTTTTACGTATTGATCTTCCCAATCTTGTCTACTTTCTTTATCTGATTTGTACATCTGTACAAGTTCAGTTCCGAGTTTCATTAAAACTCGTTCATCAATTTTTTCTGCAAGATTAGAATAAAAATCTTCTTCAGGTTCTGCTTCAGGATTTAATTGAGTCGTGCCATCAGGATTAATTGCAACAATAGCTTCTCCATCTTCTTCACCAGGCAACTCAACTGATGCTTCAGATTCTGGTAATTCTTCTTCATTAGGTTTATTATCTTTTTCAATAGCCATTATAAAACTCTAATTCTTTTCTTACCTTTAATTGCTGCACCATATCCTCGAACAAGACCACCATTTTTTAATTCAGCGCCTACAATACCTTTAGTAAGTTTATCTCTTGGCATAGAAAAACCACCAAACATATCTTCGTAGATCGCATCAGTATCCTTACCTAGCTTTTGTGATGTAAAGCCAATCAAGTTGGTGATAACACCTGAACCAGACATTAGAATAATTTTGTAGGTTTACTTCTAGCTAATTTGTTTCCTCTTGCAATTACAGATCCACCTCTTACAAACGAACCTTCAGTTGCTGTAATATCAGGTTTTGGATAACCTCTTTTTAAAGCATCCTTTGCATATCTTATATCTGATTTAGTAAGTCTGTCTCCCATTTTATTTTTTGCAGCAAGATATGGTGCTAGTGATTCCTTAATATCTTCTTCAGTGATTCTTTCTCCTGTCCCTCTGTTTTCTGGAAACAATTCAGTTTCAACTTTTCCAAACATTCCAAGTTTTGCTTTTTTAACAATAAATTTTCCTTTTTTAGCCATTGGACCAAAACCTTCCATTTGTTCCATAACTTGCTCTGGTGTCCTATCACTAATTCCACCAGGTGTAGTTAAAAATTTTACTCCTGGAACGTTTTTATATATTTCTGGTGTAGCTTCATCAGATGGTTCAAAAGGTTTTGATCTTGTAATATCTAAACCTCTTTGTTGAGCAGCATCTAATCTTGCAATTTGTCCTTCATCGGACTCACCAAATTTTTTTGCCCTTGTTATTTTTAACCCTTTTGCTTGTGCTGATATAGGCTTCTTTTTACCTAATGCTTGTGACGCTAAATAAGCAGCGCCAATTCCGGCAGCTATTTGTGCAGCTTTTTTTAATTTTTTACTTGCCATGATTTTTCTCCGTTAACGTTTTACCCACTATATGCTGTAGATAGTTATAAATCAATCATAGAACTTGTATTCTTTATGAACAGCAGGATCATCTTTATAATCTGATGGAGTCATTACAAAACCTCCTTGTCTATAACGTAAAAGTGCTTGAGTCATAGAATCTACAAGATCGTCATTTTCGCCAAAAGGAAAAGATGCACATTCTTCAATGACTTCAATTGCAAAGTTTTCATCTTCCGGATACCAAACAGAACCAGATGCAAATAACGGGGCTACCGCGTTTACTCTGCTATGTTTATCTCTTCCTCGTGCTGGTTGAAAATCTATTACTGGTATTCCTAGTTTTCTAAGTTCTTGTATTAAAGGTTGCCCTGATGCTTTGGCCTCAATAATAACTGTTTCTGGCTCCCAATATTTATACTGCTGTAAAGCAATCTGTTTTAGTTCTGGAAACTCTAATCTTTCTTTTAATGCATCAAGCAAGATGATTGCTGACCCATACCCTTCATTTGGATAAAATATTCCCCAAGTGGTAATTGCAGAATAGTCAGCAGATTCTTTTGCACTAAATGCAGTATCGTAACTTTGTATTACATGTTGAAGATTAGGTATTTGACTACTAGTCCATGGTCGCCACCAATCACGTTTTATTATTGCACCTTCCTCTGCAGTTGGGTTTTGCATATATTGTGCATTCCAATTTATTGGTGAGATGCTGGCTTTTGTTTTTAATAAGTCATCCAATGACCAATACTCAGGCCATACAGGTTGACCAGATTTTAATATTGCTGGGAATTCAATTAATTTCCATTGATCAGCTTTTGGTTCTGTTTGAGCTTTAATTAGTTTAGAAGTTAAATCATTTTGTGACCACCTCGTCATTACTACGACAATGGAACCACCTGGTTGTAAACGTTGTCGGGGACCGGATAGGTACCACTCATAAGTTTTCTCAAAACTTGTTTCGGATAATAAAGATTGTTCAGTGTGCGGATCATCAATAATTAATAAATCTGCACCTCGACCTGTGATTGAACCATCTACACCTGCAGCAAAATATTCACCCCCGTGATTAGTCTCCCAACGACCTGCAGCTTTGGAATCTTCTTTTAATTTTACATCACCAAATACAGCTTTGTATTCTTTACTATCAACTAAGTTTCTAACCTTACGTCCAAATCGTTGTGCAAGTTCTGCGTTGTGAGTCACTTGCATAATTTTCAATTTAGGATTTCTTCCAATTAACCATGCTGGGAAAAGATAAGATGCAAATTCAGATTTTGTATGACGAGGAGGCATGTTAATTATCAAACGATTTATTTTTCCAAAAGCTATCTTGTGAAATTCATTAGCTATAATTTGATGATGTCCAAATTCATCTGGATTATTAGTTTTGCGAAAAATAAAATCTGGCCACATCTCTTTTACAAATAATAAAAAATTATCCTGACAAATTTTAATATACTCTAATGATAATTTCTCAACTCTATCAGTAAGTTCTTCTTGAGATAAATTTTGGACAGGTAAATGGTTTTGCATAACTCAGTATGTGTAAAACATACTTTTCTTTATCACAAAATTTAGTAACATCAAACCGTATTACGGGGGATGGGGAGGGGCGGCGGGGGTGATCCCGCCGCCGCAATTTTTAATTTATATTGGGGGTATCGGTCTGTGATAATACAAGAAGGCTTGTGATGCTTTTGCCGCCGCTGATGTCAGCAATTTAACACCGTCTTCAGATCTAAATGCTTTGATCCAACTTTGTAAATATGCAATGTGGTCTTCTCTTAGAGTAGACTCTACACTTAGACTATACTTAGATGCGAATAACATTGATCCTAATTCCGCAACTAACTCTTCATAAGCATAATGTGATTTACCCTCTAAAAATTTTTTAGATTTTGTATCTTCAAATCTATTCAATCTTTTTGAGTGACCTGTTGCATGTACTAACTCATGAAATAATACAGAGTAATAATGCTCAGTTGCTGTTGCATCTTTTGAATCAATAAAATTTTCTTTATCAACCATTGATATAAAGTCACCAGATGGAGAATAAAAACATCCGTTTTTTGATCCATGATTTATTTTTACATCTATATTATTTTTTAAAAATTGAGTGATTGTATCTACTGAGTATTGAGTAGATTTTTTTTCAATTTTTTTTGCTTCAAGTGTTGTATTTTCAATGTTGTAAACAACAAAGCATCTAAAATATGTTCTCATTTTTTGATTGCCCTTGTCATCTAAAATTGGTTTTTTATTTGAATCAACTAAATTCATTCGGCCAAATTTGTAAATATAATTCCAAGAATTTTTTACTAATTCTCCGCCTAAAGATTTTAATTGTTTAAAAGTTAACCATTGATTATTTTTGTAATGCTTGTCAGTCATTGCAAAATTTAAAGATAAAAAGTTTACACCTATGTAGGTTTCGCCTGTTTTATAATTAATTGGCGATCCAGCTTCGATCCAACTTTTCTTCCATTTGTAAGAATCTTTTTGCATTGCTGATGCAACATTCTCTACAAGTTTAGTTAACTCTTGATCAGTTACTGTTTTCATTTTTGCTCCTATTTGTTGTTTTGTTATTTAATTAAATATCATAACTAAAAAAATAAAAAAAGAAAAAAATGAATTATTTTTTTGCAAGTTAAAATTATTTTTTCTTGTGTTGCTTCAATGCAACAACCTTAAAATATTGAATGCCAAATAAATAAAAATAAAAATAATAATAAAGTAAATGTAACAACAGGTGCGAAGATTAAACCTGCGAGGATAATCAGCGCGAGGAATTCTAAAAAACCCATGACGGGATTACTGGCGACAGCCCGAGAGAAAACAGGAGCTTAATTTGTTTAGAACTCACGGGCCGTCATATGTTTAAATCAATCTAATAGTACCATGTATGCTTTTGGAAAATATTCAATAAACCAATCAAGTCCCTTTCTATGCTCCTCCCATTGATTTAGTCTCTCAGATCCCATGATCACATCATAGACAGCTGCTGCAAACCAAGGAACTGAAATTGAATCGCCACCAAATCTATTTTGGATGGTGATCATTTTATCACGGTCAGTGTCTAGATCCATTCCGTAAAATGGCATCGGATAATCTTTACCTTCCCACTTGATATGCTCGACTGCTGGTTTTTCTTTTGGTATCATGCTGCCACCTCCTGGTTAGTTTTTTTTCTTGCTGCCATTACCTTAAGGAAATCTTTATGACTTTCCCAACCTTTAATAGAGCTATAATGAAGATGGCCGCTCTCTCTCCCAACTCCCATTATTTCTACCATTATAGGTTTTATATTTTTGTATATTTTTTTTTCAGTGATGCTCATGATTAGACGAATCACTTTTGATCTAATTTTAAGAGCGTGTCTAGATTCTACACTAATCTTAAAATCATACATTTTTAGTTTTTTCATTTTTTTGCTCCATTTGTTGTTTGTTACTTGCATCTTATCAAATCACAAATTTATGTCAAATTATATTTTTGGCCCCAGAAAAGTTTGCATTAGCTGCCCTGACATGCATCAAGATTAAGGCTGCCTTACCTTGGATACCTCCCAAAAAAATAAAATAAAAAACAAAAAAGAATAAAAAATCATTGTACCGAGAAACGAGAAACGAGAGGCGGGATTAACCGCCTCTCTTCGTGTGTTGATTTATGCAATTTCCTTATCTAATATTTCACCAGTAGCTTCCCTAAACTTAATTTCATCAAAATTAATATTATCTTTTTTTAAATACTCACATAAATCATTCATAAAAGTACCTTTTTTTATTACGTGAGTTATTCCTCTTCTTAAATTAGCCATTGTTCCATTAGTTTTAATAATGTTAGCTAATGCGATGTAGTCTTTTTTAGTCATGTTTTACCTCTATTTGTTGTTTGTTCATAATTTTTAATTTATTAAAAATAATATGTCAAATTAATTTTTTATTATTTTTTTTTAAAAAAATTTTGATTTAAACGCACGAGGAAAAAAATTTTAAAGACCCAACGACCTAGACTACCTAACCAAAACGAGAAATGAGACGAACGAGATTACGAAAATAATTTTAAAATTATTTCAACGAGCAACAATACGAAAGAAAACACGAGAACGAAAAAGAGTTCTAGTGGAAAAGTAAATAAGCACACAAAAAAAACAATAGTCCAAAAAGTAATCATATCTGCTCATCCGAGATTTATCATGCGGGAACAAATTTTTTTTATAATTAAAACTTAATTGGTTCAGCTTTTCTTAAATCGTCTTCAAGAAAAATTGGCTCTCCCGATATTTCATATCCTGCTTCTTCTATTAAAATTTTTTTAGCCATTCTTTCATTTTTTGCATAAATTTTATACTGCATCGTTGCAGGTATATCGTACACAAAAAGTTTATTTTTTTTCTTCATTTTCATCCTCATCAAATCTGACAACAATGTGCATTCCATCGCCGTGATTCGCTACTATTTCAAAATCTATACCTAGTTTTTCTAACTCTATTATTATTTCATTTTTTGTCATTTTTATTTACCTTTGTTTGATAGTTCAATTTTAAATTTTTTTAGTTGTGGTAAAGTCATATTATGTAAATCAAATGCTTTTTTTATAACATAATACCAACTTTCTTTTGACCACTCTTTTTGTTTTATGTTTGTAATATAATTATCACAAATCCAATTTATTATTTTATCTTTTTTGTTCATTTATTTTCCTTTCAATTCCGAGATTTAGCAGGGCGAGATTATCGCCCTGCGTTGCGTTTCGTTAGTTGCCTATTGTTAATAATTGTTTAGGTATCCTAACGTCAATTTTTGTGTGTTTAAAAATATTATCCAAAGTAGCGACAATATCTTTAATACTGCCCCCACTATGTAAAACATTTTTTGCCTCATCTTGCGAGTTGTTGAGTTCAGCAAGTAATCTACCTTTTTCGGTTTTCATATATGCTTCTTTAGTTTCCTCATAACAAACTTCTTCTAAAAACCCTTCAATACCAAAAAGATTATTAAAAGAATGGCAACTATTTTTATCCCATTGTCTAATTTCGTTCCAATTTTTTAAATCGGTGCGAAGATCCTCAACGAGCATAGATACTTTCATCTTCATTTCTTTTTCGATTTTTTCTTTGTTAGCGACAAAATCGTTATATGCTTTTTCAGCTTTACGAAGTTGCTCTAACTTATCATCAACTTTTAATTTTTTATTAAAAGCCGATTGAGCTTGTCTTGCTTTGATTTTAACCTCTTGAAACAAATTTGTTTCAAGTTCTCTTTTTCTATTCGCAAACTTTTCATGAACTACGTTTGACCAGTAATTCAATTCGTTGCTACGAATAGGTTGCATTGTTTTTACGCTCATGTTTTACCTCTATTTGTTTTTGTTTGTGTGTAGCTATCATTGGTCTAACCTAGGATACTTCGACGTGATAACTACACGCTTAATTAAATATCTTATTAAATCTTATCAGTCAAGCATTATTTTAAATTATTTTTATTTTATCCACAGCTACGCCACAGCTTGTGGCGTAGTCAAAGACCAACACGCAAAGCCCAACGCCAGAAGTAAAAAGAACAATAATTAATGAACGAGACAACACGATGCAAACGAGATTTATGCAACGAGACTTTTACAACGGGATTGTTTTAGTCAGCTTTAGTTTTTTGATAAACGGGATTTCAATTTGCTTGTTGGGTGAGAAGTCTTCGAGTGTTGGGTATTTGAACGGGAAACGAGAAACTATAAACGAGAATACAGACGAGATATTCGCACTAACGGGCAACGAGCAAACGAAAACGGGAACGGCATTTTCAATGTCCGAGACTTGCCCACCCTCAAACAGTTCGAGCTGTCCTCGCCTCAATGATTTTTGCAAGATAAATGATTTACCACCAACAAGAAATCTACGGTAATGCCAAGCGATTTGATATTTAGATAGATCAGGAAATCTACCGTCTCCTACCTTAAGCTCTAACCAAAATTCACAACCTTGTGTGCAGCAATTAACATCAGGTATTCCAAGCCCTACTAAATTCTCAATTCTTTGAAAATGAACGTTTTTTATGTTGTCTTTTATTTCTTCCCAAAATACGGTTTCCGGCTTTTTGCTCATTAATTTCTGCTCCTGTTAAGTTCTTTTTAAAATAGGGTAGAATCCATTTATTGTCTCTAAAAACTTGAGCAAGATTATTTGCCAGAGCATTAACAACAATTTCTTCCCTCTTTTTTGGTTCTAATACACCACCTTCAGTCGAAAGACCAGATATCCAAATACTAGCATGAAGTAATTCATGTAAAAAAGTATTTGCTTCTTCAATCTTAGTTAGATTACTATTAATCAGCATTTCAGATTTATTGGAGTCATATTCACCAAAATGATCTTTACACCACTTAGGAGAATCTTTTTTATTCAGAAGTTTTATTTTAATGTCTGCGTAACCAATCTTAATCCTCTTTTTCAATTTTGACATTAATTTCTCCAATGCTTATTGATAGAAACTTCGGATTATGTACGACGTTTAATGCGTAAACAAAATCAGCGAATTTCAGTGATTTTATTTTCTTCAATAATCGTCGCTTCAATAATGGGTTTAGTGTCCGCCATC